GGAACACTTTGGTACAAGACTACACAAGATGCTGATATTTACATTGCTGAAAATGATGGCGGTACAATGAAATGGCTGGCTTATGCTAACTCAAAAGACAGATTTAGTTCAAGCTCAGTTGCTTCAGGTGGTTTAAGAGACTTGCAAATAGTATCAGCACAACCAACTAAAAAATCAAATGGTACTGCTCTTGCTAACGGCGACATTTGGATTGATTCAGATGAATTAGATTCATATCCAAAAATTTACAAATATAACTCTGCAACAAGTAAGTGGGTGTTATTAGATAACACAGACCAAAGTACAGCAACAGGTGTTGTATTTGGAGACGCAGTGGGTAACCCAGGCGGAGCAAACGAAGACAGTCAAGATTGGGGTTCAGCTTATGCTAACTTCCATTCAGACGCTCCAGATCCAGCGGTATATCCAGTAGGAATCTTACTATTCAATACAAGACTATCAGGTTACAATGTTAAGAAGTATGTAACAAATTACACATTTGACAATACAAACAATGGTAACATTTGGGTAACAACTTCAGGTTTAACAACTTCTGGTACACCGTATATGGGTAGAAAAGCTCAAAGAAATGTTATTGTAACTGCTATGCAAGGCGCATTACAAGGTAACGATGACATTAGAGCAGAGTCAAGATTCTTTAACTTACTTGCGGCACCAGGATATCCAGAATTGCTAGACGAAATGTTAACATTAAGCACAGACAGAAAGCAAACAGCTTTTGTCTTAGCAGATACACCATTTAGACTAGCACCAGACGGAACATCAGTTCAAAACTGGGCAACTAACAAAAACAATGCACCAACAAATGGTGAAGACGGATTACTGTCAGGATCAGCTTATGCTGGACTATATTATCCATCAGGATTTACTTCAGATTTAGCAGGTAACAACGTGGTTGTTCCACCAACTCACATTGCAATGAGAACTATTGCATTTAACGATCAGGTGGCATTTCCATGGTTTGCACCAGCTGGATTTACAAGAGGTCTAGTTGACAACTCAACTTCAGTAGGTTACATTACTCCAGAAGAAGAGTTTAAAGCAGTAACATTGTCAGAAGGTCAAAGAGATACTTTATACTCTAATAAAATAAACCCAATTGCGTTTATTCCAAATAGAGGTTTAGTAGTATTTGGTCAGAAAACATTGTCACCAGTTGCATCAGCATTGGATAGAGTTAATGTTGCAAGATTGATTGTCTACTTAAGATATCAACTTGATAACTTGGCTAAACCATTCTTGTTTGAACCAAATGACAGAATAACTAGAGATCAAGTGCTTGACACTTTCAATAGATTCTTAGAAGATCTAGTATCTAAAAGAGCATTGTTTGATTTCTTAGTAGTATGTGATGACACAAACAACACAGGTGCAAGAATTGACAGAAACGAATTGTATATTGATATTGCTATTCAACCAGTAAAAGCAATAGAATTCATTTACATTCCGTTACGTATTAAAAACACTGGCGAGAGCTTAACAAGTTAAGCTAATAAAATAAAGGGGTAAGTTAATCTTATCCCTTTAATTTACCTTTAAAAGTGTACAAAAAATTTTGTACAAACTAATAAAGAGTAAATATAATTATTAAGGAGAGCAGACAAAATGGCAACACTTTCAAAATTTGGTGTACCAATAGATGGATCAACAGGTAGAGGCGGTATTTTACAGCCAAAACTAAAATATAGATTTAGAGTTAGATTTACTAACTTTGGTAACCTAGGTGCGTCACCTCTGCAATTAACTCAACAAGTTATGTCCGTTACAAGACCAAAAATTAACCATGAAGAAGTGCCAATTCATTCATACAACTCAGTTGCATACATGCAAGGCAAACACACATGGGAAGCAGTTAACGTAACGCTCAGAGATGATATTAATAACAACATTTCAAAACTTGTTGGTCAGCAAGTACAGAAACAGTTAAACCACTTCGAACAGACAGCGGCAACATCAGGTTCAGTTTACAAGTTTGGAACTAAAATTGAAATACTAGATGGTACTAATGATACTGAATTAGAACAGTGGGACTTAGAAGGTTGTTTCTTGCAGAACGTTGATTATTCAGATGGTGATTATGCAGTTTCAGAACCAGTACAAGTTATCTTGACACTGAAATATGATAATGCAATACATCAAGCACCAGGCGATACTATATTCCCTCTATTTGGTTTAGGTGGCTCAGGCGGATTAGTATAATAATTACTAACACCTGAACTCAAAACGGAGTATAGGAATATGGCAGTTTTAAAACCAGCTAACAGGGCCGCGAACCTTTTCTTTCGCGGCTCAAATCATGACCCGGCTCCGAGACAAGCACATCAGTTTATTGTAACTTTTAGCATGTATCAAATCTCGGTCCCCGAGCATTTACGACCTTTATATCAAGAATTAAATCAGTTTAGAGATAGATTACATTTTATTGTAAACACTGTGGATCAACCAAAATTTAGCGTTGATCAAACAGTTCTTAATCAGTATAACAGAAAAAGAGTAGTCAACAGATCAATCACATATGATCCTATAACTTTTAGAATGTATGATACACATGATGGTTTAGGATTAAAATTTGCAAAACTGTTATATGAGTTTGAATTTCAAGGCGCAAGATTAACTCAAAAGAAAACAGGGATATCTGGAGAACCAAGATCTGAAGATCACAATTATAATAGAAACATATATCAAACTGAAGATCAGTTTGTAAAAACTCATCACTTTGGTCTTGCTCAGCATAGAAACTTTCACAGTAGACTATTAAAACATATTGACATATATCAAGTTGCTGGTGCGATGTACAGTAAAACAAGAGTAATATATCCAAGACTTGCAAGATTTGATATGGACCAATTAGATTATGCATCTTCTGGTGTAGTTAATTTAAGTTTTGGTTTTAACTATGAAAACTTTTTAATTGATCAAATTGCACAACCAATTGATTCACCAGAAACAGAATATCCTTTATTTGATGCATTTGAAGAATCAGCAGGAGACTTTAATGATACTCCAGCTGGATTATCTGGAGAAAAACCAAATACAGTCAGTAAGAAAGATGATAAAGAAGGTGCAGACGGAGATAAAGGATCAATAGGTGATGCTAATGGCGGACAAATTTCTTTAAATCAAGTAAGTAATTCAATTGCAACAGCTGGAAATGATATTGTCAACGGTGTTGGTAATGCTAAAGCTCAAGTTGTAAATAAAGTTAAGTCAGGTACAAAAAGTGCAGTTAGTGGCTTTACAGGATTGTTTAAGTAATGGCAGTAAACCCAGTTAGAAATAGTACATCAACAATTGAATCTGTTGGAGGCATTGGGCAGATAATTACTTCCTTTGGTTCAATAGCAAAAAATATTTCAGGAGGTCAGCCACAAAATCAATCACAAGACATCTCTAGTTTAATTTTATCAAATTTAAATTTAGAACAAGAAACAATCAATCCAAGACAATACGAAATTATCAAAGGTATATTTCAACAGTATGCTGAAAACGAATCACTAATTGAAGCATACACACTTTTGGCCTTAGACGCAATTAATAAATTTGGAGTAAGATTTACAGATCTTATTGAAGACACAGAAGACAATTCACTGCAATTTACTGAAGTTGGTATTGCACTCTTAAATCAATATAGGCCTCTTACAAGTCAAATAGCTAGAAGAAAATTAGACATAGAAAGAGATACAAACAAATTTGTTAAGCGTCAAATTATTGCTTAAATAAGTTTGTTATGAAATTTCATCAAGGAATATATCAGGTCAAAAATGACCAAAAATATGTGGGTTCAAAATCACCACGTTTTAGATCAAGTTGGGAACTAACGTTTATGAGAATGTGCGATTCACATCCATCAATAATACAATGGTCAAGTGAGCCTGTAAGAATTCCATATAAACATCCATTTACTGGAAAGCAATCAATGTATGTTCCAGATTTTTTGATGATATATATTAATAAGAAAGGCAAAAAAATTGCCGAGCTGATTGAAATAAAACCTAAAAAACAAACAACTTTAGAAAGTATAAAAAGTCAGCAAGATAAAGCTAACTACTTAATTAACAGGTCAAAATGGTTGGCGGCAGGTGAATGGGCAAAGAGGAAAGGAATTAGATTTAGGGTCTTGAATGAAGACTCAATCTATGTTATAAAGTAAATATGAATAAAAAATTAGAAGAAACATTTGACTTACCAAATATGGAAGATGAATTAAAAAAACAAGAAAATAATGATGATGCACAGATAAATGATCTAGGGCATGATACATCAAAATACAAATCATCTGCAGATGATTTAGATCATTCAACCGCGGCCGCACATTCTGAATTACAAGAAAATGAGCAACAAGTTATTAAAAAAGCTCTTACTACAGCTGAAAAAATTGATAAAGCATTACCACTAGTAAAAGATTTAGAAGGGCATGATAATGACATGGATGGTTATGCCACTGAAGCTATGAAAAGTTATAAAGAACTTATGGATTTAGGCATGAATTCTGAATCAAGACATGCTGGTAAAATGTTTGAAGTTGCTCAAACTATGATGAAAAACGCCATAGAAGCCAAAAACGCCAAAGCAGACAAAAAATTGCGTATGATTGAACTACAACTTAAAAAGCAAAGAGTTGATCAATGGGAGCAAAAAGCTGGTGGATCTACTGATGATTTCATTGAAGGCG